CATGAATCATATGAAAAAGTGGTAACCAGTGTACAGATGGTAACTTTGGATTAGTGTGCACGGACCTGCGCACAGAGGGATGAATTTACCAACGTCTTCCCAAGACGACGGATGGATTTAATGTCTCCCCAAGACGAGAAAGGATGAGTTTACCAATGTCTTCCCAGGACAATTACAAGAAGATTACGTTGGTAGACCGTAATTGTCTCCTTGTAGGTGCTTGAGCAATTCAGGATACTTCAAGTCACAAACCATACTCAGATGACGAATTCTATGTTTTTCGAGAACTTCGATCATCTGAGCCCTGCGCATTTCGTAGTGGGCCTCTCCATGATAGACCCACTCGCGCAACGCTCCGTCGACATTTATTGCAGACGCAAGATCCGGAGCATAATCCTGCTTAGGCTGAAGAACACATAGTAGCGATTTCCAAATGGACTTCTCAGCCAGTTTCCCGACACTGAATTGCAATTCGGGCAAACGCTGATTAGTGCGTTGTAAAAACACCAGATCGTCCAATGATCTGACAAATCGCTTACCTTCGGAATCCTTGATTCCAGGTGTAATCTTCGTCCCATAGCTAGCCAAATACTTCTGCATGGAGAGGAAATTGAAATTTCTCCTCCACCAGCTGACAGAGTTGATGAAATCGTCACCGTAGTTAGCATGTGCTACATAACGGCGGAATTCACCAACCTTGGCTTTCGGATACACGCTCAAGTAAGCAGCGCGATTCATTAAACTATTATCCAATCCATTGATTATCACTGTAATCGGTATCCCAGAGGGTGTGAGCCCGTCCATGGCGAGTACCGTTCCATTGTAATTAACAAGGGGAAAAAGAAGATCGTTTGAAATCATTGACATGATATACAAATCTTCAGCAGTGTAATGACCTAGCGCAGCAATGTCCAACATAATCCGGTAGCTAGCAGAGCTAATTGCCGGACTTTTCTTCAAATCGTACTTGGAATAATCTCCATCAAATACGTTCTTGAACTTGCTAAAATGCTTCCACAGGGAGTCCCAATCGGCAGAAGCCGAATTGAGACCAACAGCGCACTCACTAATCCCTGTCGTCATTTGCAATACGCGACAGACGGGGGTATAGTATTTGCGCACCAAAAGCGTGCATGCTATTTGTGCAACCATAAATAGACGAACCTTTTCCTTTTCAACAGGAGTTGGTTCATCTTTAGGTACGGCATTGAAGATCCAAGGTACCCTCTCACCTTTTTCGAGCTGAGAGAGAGCAAACTCGACTTCCTTCCAGATTTCCTCCTTGAAACGTTTGCGTTCATGACCCAATCCGTCCATGTATTCAGTTATCCAGGCTTTTTTACCGCCCTGGAAACCGATACCCATGGACGTGTTCCAATTCATGGCATCGATGAAGCGAACTCCATCTATCCCATTCAAAACCTCATCCCAAGAGAGAGGTTTGAGATTGGAACGCAAATAAGGTGAGATCCACTGAAATGCATCCATATAGTCTTTGACGGCCCACTCCAAATGTTCGGTGGGTAATCCAGGTGACGGACTAATGGAGTGCGTGACTGACTTGGCCCACATCCCTCTTCCAAAACGAGGGGGGCCAAAACGCAAGTCTTCAGGACATATCTTCTTGATCGAATCTGAGATCAAGGTGTCTACCGCT